ATCACCAAAATTGATTCAAACTCTATTTGACGAATTGCAAAAAATCTGATATACTTGAGAATTCTCAATGAAAGTATAAAATGATTCTAATTGACTTGAACCAAATTTTGCTTGCCGGTATCATTCCTCAAATTACCAATCAGAAAAATGTTACGGTAGATGAAGGATTGGTCCGGCATTTGACATTGAATATTCTTCGATACAATATCAAGATGTTCAAAGAAAAATATGGTGATACCATTCTCTGTTGTGACAATAGGAAATATTGGCGCAAGGCTGTGTTTCCTCATTACAAGGCAAGCCGTAAAAAGTCCAGAGAGAAATCTGATCTGGATTGGAAATTCATTTTCGATTCTCTCGGTACCATCAAAGAAGAATTGAAATCATACCTACCATATAAGATTCTTGATGTCGAAGATGCTGAAGCTGATGACATTATTGGTACTCTTGCACCGATTCTAGTTAAGACTGAAGATGTTCTGATTCTTTCGAGTGATGGAGATTTTGTACAACTTCAAGCACACAACCTACCTATTGAAGCTGGATTCAAAATCAAACAGTACAATCCATCGCTGAAAAAATATGTCGAATCTGACGACCCGATCCGAGACTTGAAAGAAAAGATCATTAATGGTGATCGTGGAGATGGCATTCCAAATATCCTTTCTCCTGATGATACCTTTGTCAATGAACAAAGGCAGAAAACGATGACTAAAGATCGCCTTCAAAAATTCATGACGGAAGAATTGGATCAATATGATACAACTTCACAGATTGGATTTACCAGAAACAAGATGCTAATCGATTTTGCTTGCATCCCAAAAGATTTGCATGATCGAATCATATATACCTATGAAAATATCAAACCTGCACCAAGAGCAAAGCTTTTGGACTATTTTATCGCAATGAAACTTAAAAACCTAATGGAAGTAATTGAGGACTTTTAATGAACAAGAATATCTATGAAGTATTTGATGAATTTGAAGAGGCAAAGAATGATGAGCAGAGATCGAACATCATTGGTAATAATTTATCCCCAACTCTAGTCAAAGTATTAGAGTACACATTCCATCCTGGTTATATGTGGAAGATAAAAGAACTTCCAGCTAACTATAAGCCAGCAGATATTCCTCCTGGTATGTCTTATGCAGGATTAGGAAAAGAACTACGAAAAGTTTATATGTTCCAAGAGGGACATCCAACTGCGGAATCATTATCCGCAGAACGGCGTATCGAATTACTTTTGCAATTACTTGAAAATTTAGAACCGAGAGAAGCGGAAGTAGTTATGGGTATTATGCGAAAAGACCAAGGTGTAAAAGGTCTCACATATAAATTTGTCAAAAAATATTTTCCAAATCTATTACCATAAGGAGTATCAGGAAGTGTCAAAATACGTTACCAAGTTTCGCAAGAACCAAAATTACGATGACGATTACAATTACGGTGGTAGGTATGTTCAAGGCAAACCTACAAAGCTTGAATATGCCGAGATAAAAAGAAAAAAGCGTGAATGGGCATACCAAACTGCGAACAATGATGATGAAGATTTTGACGAATACAAATATAGCGATAATTTGAAATAAATACCGAAAATAGGGTCAACCGAAGTAAACGTTTGCGCGTTATTAGTATGTCCCCTATGATGTGGATCGATTTTGTTGTTAATTAACCTAGGAGAAGTACCATGAAGAAACTTATGATTGTTGCTGTTGCATCGATGTTTGCAGTATCAAGTGTATATGCAGTTGAAGGTGCTGCTAAACCTGTTAAGGCGAAAACTGAAAAAGCAAAGAAACCTGTTGCAAAGGCTGATACTAAAGAAGCACCTAAAGCTAAGTAATGATGTTGTAGAAATACAACAGTTTTATCCAAAAAGCCTGTTCTAGTTGACAGGCTTTTTCTTTTGTGTTATACTACATTTCTCTATATCTTAGTATAACCTATATTATGATAATCTATGGTAATCCTGGTAAGTCTAAAAAGAAACTGCAACCTAAGGCTGTACGTGAGCAACATGATGCATGGTGTAAAAAAGTAGGGCTACATAAGAATATGAGCAAACCTACGTATAAGACGCCGTTCCCTGTTTTAAAACCTCCTGTGGGGCGCGAGACACCTTATATCCCTAGTTTGAATCCTGCTGATATGTCGCCCGCAGTCAAAAAGGAAGTTAATGTATATACTGGTACCAAAATGATCGGTATCGGAACTCTACACAAATCAAATGCCGTTCCTGTATTTTCTGAGGATGAAGCAAAGGATATGGCATCAATGCGAAGATAATCATGGATACTATCAAAATCAAATTGCCGAAGCCTCATTGTCGTACACCAATACCGGCTTTGCAGGCTCATAAGAAACGCAACAAATATAGCCGCAAAACGAAGCATAAAAATTATCACAACTAGAAGGAAATAATATGAATCAAGAACATCAAGTTATTATGGACGCAACCGCACCAGATGATCTACCTCCATGGAAACATCTGGAGAATACTGTTCGAAAATGGGTTGCAATCCGTCTCATGCAAGAACAACTTGATCTATATAATGAGATGCGAGATAAATCGATGACTTGATTGAGGTATTATGATAATTAATATACAACAAAAAGATTTTGGGGGTAGACTTAGAAGTGGAGACATTCTAGGCATCTGCAATATTCTAGAACATATTCGTAAGTTGGAACAGAATAATGATATCAAGTATCATCTTTCTGATGAAGCCATTCAGCCTGATGATTATGTAATAAAATTTCGAAATTTCTTAATCGATCATACAGACTATTTTTCTATGGTTCCGGGTGATCGATATTTTCCATTTGAGCGTTTAAATTGTTGGGATTATAGGGCGATATCAGGTGATTTGGTAAAAGTTGATAATACAAAGTATGACAAGGAAAACAAGATTTGCATCTTTCCTTTATTTGACGCTGCGTATAACTTTTATCGAAATTGGAATATCGAAATAACTAAAAGCCTCATAGAGCATTATAAAAAAAATTATGATGCTAGAATAATCATCTGCATTCATGAGAAATGTAAAGAAATTGTCGAAACTAATTTTCCCGACCTAGAGTATTCATATGATTATATGCAAAACATAAATCATGTACTCACATGTAAATATTTTGCTGGTGGTGATACTGCAACAAGTCATTTAGCAGGTTCTGTAATAAACAGACCCAACAATCTTTTTTTGTATTCGAGCGAATCTTTGTTTCATGCGTTCCCATTAAACCATAGACAAAATGAAATGGTCATGTACAGCAGATTTGGATGCAATTTTGATGGTAAATAATCCTATGAATGTTGTTATTGTTACATCTGCAATTGGTACAAAATTTGGTGCCATACCAATATCTGATAGATTTTCTCAGACGGTTGTTGGATTGAAATCTATCAAAGAAAAGATGCCAAATTCTTATGTGATATTTTCGGATTGTTCACTGGAACCTATTATCGGAGATACGGAAGAGATCCGAGAATTAGTTGATCAATATTTCGATTATTCAAAAGAAAATTCTCATAACTCAATTAAGTATTTCAGTTCACAGGGAATGAAATCTCATGGTGAACTTTTTATGGTCAGAGAATGCATTGAATTCTGCAAATCGAATTTGAATATGAATTCTGTTGATAGAATTTTCAAGATTGGTGGTCGGGGCATTCTAACAGACAATTTCGATCTGTCTAAGTATGATGCAGCAGTTGGGAAATATGTATTCAAGACGCCTGTAAATTCTTGGATCGGTGAAGGTGTCAAACTCTATGAAACGAGAATGTATTCTATGCATAGAGATAATATATCTGATTATCTCTCAAGATGGTTAAGTGTGTTCGAATCGTGTCATGGAGATTTTCAGATAGAGCATTCTTATTATAAATGTCTAGACCATAATATGGTTTGTCCATTTGATACTTTGGGTCTAGAATATGTTGTCTCATTATTCGGGCAAACAGCAAACGATTAAGATTGGATTTTGTATGATAAAAATGATTATTTTTGATTTGGATGGAGTTCTCATAGATTCTAAACATTGGCATTACAATTCACTGAATCGTGCGTTGTCCGACATCGATTCAAAATATGTAATTGGATATCAAGAACATTTGAGCAAATATGATGGACTTTCAACTAGAAAAAAGTTGGAGATGTTATCTAAAGAAAAAGGTTTGGACAGTTTCCACTTCGATACTATTTGGAAAAATAAACAAACTTATACTTTAGATATTATTAGAGATTTACCCTCAGATCAAAAATTGATTGATATGTTTGCTCAGTTAAAATATATGGGTATGATTATTTGTGTAGCATCAAATTCAATACGCGAAACTGTTAAATTGTGTTTGTTGAAATTGGGTATTATTGAATATGTCGATTTGTATGTTTCAAATAATGATGTGAAAAATCATAAACCATTTCCTGAAATGTATTGGAAATGTATGGAGGATTTCTCTATCTTACCTTCAGAGACTATTATCATAGAAGATTCTCCAATTGGTCGAAAAGGTGCATTAGCATCGGGTGCACATTTACTTGAAATTGATAATCCATATTCTTTAACGTTCGACAAAATCTTGCAGAAAATATCATCATTAAATACTCATTACAAAAAATCTGATAAATGGGTCGACAAAAATCTTAATGTATTAATTCCTATGGCAGGTTTAGGTTCAAGATTTGCCAAACAAGGATATACTTTTCCAAAACCTCTTATCGATGTTGCAGGCAAACCAATGATTCAAGTTGTTGTTGAAAACTTGAATATCGATGCCAATTATATTTTTCTTGTTCAAAAAGAGCATTATGAAAAGTATAATCTAAAACATCTATTGAATCTCATCTCACCGAATTGTGAAATTATACAAGTCGATGGTATAACTGATGGTGCAGCACGTACAGCATTGTTAGCTAAAGAATATATCGATAACGATAAGCCATTATTGATTGCAAATAGTGATCAGTATATCGATTGGATATCAAGTGAGACTATGTATTCTCTGACGAATTCATTTATTGATGGGGGTATGTTAGTTTTCGAATCTACACACCCTAAATGGAGTTTCGCTGAACTTGATTCCGATGGATATATTAAAAGAGTAGCAGAGAAAGATCCTATATCAAATATCGCATCAACTGGAATTTACTATTACACAAGAGGTTCTGATTTTGTTAAGTACGCTCAACAAATGATTGATAAAGATATTAGAGTCAATAACGAATTTTATATCTGCCCAGTATTTAATGAATTCGTTGCTGATGATAAATTATTAGTTACAAAATACGTTGAAAAAATGTATGGTATTGGAACTCCAGAAGATTTAACAACATTCCTAAATAAAAATATTATATGAAAACTGCTCTTATATTGAATGGAAACTATAGAACATTTGATAAATGTTACCCCAAATTCTTAGAGAAATTCGCACATCTATCACCAGACTATTTTATTAATACGTATGATGTTAGATACATGTATCATCCTGTCATTAAAAATAGATCAAATTTCTATGGGGAAGAATCGGTTAGCATTGATAAATTTTCATTAGTTGATTATAAAGGAATATTGATTGACTCATATTCTCAAATGGTAAAAACTTTCGATGAAACAATTTTACCGTTAATACATCCGGCGATGGTTTTAGAAAATGGTTCATCCTATCTACAATTGGTGAAATGGAGAAAAGGATTAGCCATGATTACGAAATATGAGGTTGAAAATAACTTCACATATGATTTCATTATTCTAAGTAGATTTGATGTAATAACAAATTCAATTCGACATCTAGATTTAAATGGTCTTGATAAAAAAGTTATCATGAATTATGGTGGTGTTGATATGGCGAATGATCAGATTCTAATCACTACTAAAAAGAATCTCATGTTGATAATTGATTTCATGATTTCAGAATTCCATAATTATACAATACCATCCAGTAGAAATACTATACCACATACACTTTTAAAAAATTCAATTATTCATAATGGAATCATACATGAAGAACATTCAAAATTGCTGCATTGCATTCTCAGAGAAAATGGACTAGAGGAATTAGTTGGATGAGAATTATTGCTCATAGAGGTAATATGAATGGTCCAAATCCTATCACAGAGAATACATTACAACAAATCGATCTTTGTATTAGTAGGGGGTATGATGTAGAAATTGATCTTTGGTATATCGACAAGAAATTTTATTTAGGTCATGATGCACCGACATATGAAACCGACATGTCATTTTTGGAAGATAGAGAAGATAAATTATGGATACATTGTAAAAATCAAAGATCGTTTTTCAAATTGAGTGGTTCCCCATTTAATTATTTTTGGCATCAAGAAGATGATCTTACATTAACATCTAAAGGTTATGTTTGGGCTTATCCCTATAAACATGAAAAACTGCATAAAAAATTGATAGTATTAAATTTTTCTCAGAATGTTGATTTTTCATATTACGAAAATACCAATATACACGGCATTTGTGTAGATTATGTAGACTAGAACATAATATTCTGTTGTTTTTTTGCAACAATACCGAAAAACCCCTTGACTTTTGGGGTTTTTTGTTATATAATACTCTCATATTACAGAGAGGCGCAAATGCTCATTCAATCGAAATCGCAGTTGGCTAAACTTCTAGCTACCGAGAACATCAAAGTGGAACATAAGGCTGTCAAAACAGCCATGTTTAATCTTGAAA